TACCAGTGAAGATTTAAAATGGGACGCCCTATGCTTCGCTATAGGGGCGTCATTTCAAATCGTTACTGATATCTGACCCTTGGAGAATTAAAATGTCCCATTTTAATTCTTCAAGGGTTTAAAAGTGCAAATGTATAAAAAAATAAAAAAAGTATAAAAAATCTTCATTTGTTTAATACAAAATAAATAAATGAAAAAAGCCATTCCAGAATCAGTACAGCGTTGTCTTGATTCATTTTATTATTCTAGAAAAATTCCACATATTATTTTTCATGGTCCATCCGGTTCTGGTAAGAGAACTATTGTCGAAGGATTTTTGTCGCAAATTTATGGGGCTGATAAATCCAAAATGAAATCGAATATTATGTGGGTCAATTGTGCGCATGGTCGCGGTCGTGGTATAAAATTCATTCGCGAAGATTTGATTTTTTTTGCAAAATCGAATATACAGTTCAATTGCGGAGTTGTCTTTAAGACCATCGTTTTATTGAACGCGGATTCTCTTACGACGGATGCTCAGTCCGCCCTCCGTAGATGTATAGAGTTATTTAGTTTTAATACGCGATTTTTTATTATTGTTGAGAACAAAGATAAATTACTGAATCCTATTTTATCAAGATTTTGCGAAGTATATGTTCCTGAAGTGAGAACCGGAGGGAAAACACTTAATCTCCATCGATATACTATTGATAATGCTTTTCATTTAGAAGAACATAAATCAGTTCAATCGAATCGATTGACAGAGCTGATGTCGAATATTTTGGCGATGGGTCATAAAGAAATGATTGATTTAGTTGCTTGTTTATATGAAAACGGATTTTCTTGTTTGGATTTAGTGGAATGGTTTAAAAATAAATCGGCGATGGACCCGAAATTAGTTTCTTCTATTGTTTTGTGTTTTCATAAAATAAGGGGCGAATATCGTTGTGAGAAATTGTTGATGATGTATCTTCTTGACTATGCTTTTTTGCGTAAAAATAAAGATTTGAAAAATATCGGGTTTATGTAAAATGGATGATTTTGTTATTTCGAATCTTCATGAAGCACGCAATGAATGGTGTAGCAGATTGGTATCCATCTTTTCTCCATTAGTTGTCGAAGGAATTAAATCGATTTTCAATGAATCGTGGAAATTGTGTTTGGAGACTGATGAAGCCAGTAAATATTTGATGACTTTCCAGAATTTACTGGCCAGAATCCCAAAATGGAATATGGTTATTATTGAAGAAGAACGCAAACGAATAATAGAACGCAGTGGATGTAATTATTTAGAGGAGTTGATTACTTGTGTCCATATTATTCAACTGAAGGTTCTCACATGTATCCGTGTAGGAAACAAACAGAAGAAGATTGATATCGCCATTCCGAAATTAGACGCTTTTATTCATAAAGTGTATATTCATGTTGCTCGTAAAGTCTATTCTAATGTTTATCTTTTTGAAAAGAGCATTTCGTCCCTAATGATCCAGAAAAATATGCGCGAATTGGAATTGATTGTTCAAGAATGTATTTTGACAGCCATTCGCGAGAGTATTCCTACTGAGGAAATCATAAAGGCGTATATGGATGAAGCCGTTGAACACGAGGAGGAAGTCATTATCGAGAATATTGATGAACCTGTATTACCCGAGGAATCTTCTATAGAAACCCCTTCTACAGAGTTTTCTTCAATCGAAGAGTCTGACTCAGAACGAAGGACGACTGTTCCTTCGATTCAAGACATCGATGACAGACCTGTTTTGACTAGATTGAAATTTAATGATTATGATTCTATAATAGATGAGAACAATCAGGTTGATACGATTAGTGCGCCGAAAACGATTGAGCGACTAGAAGAGATTAGCACTGAACGAGCTATTCAGCGAAAATTGGAAGAAGAAGATGATTTAGATGAAAAAATAACGATTCATACAGATTCGATATCGTTGGATGGATTGGTCGATTTAGATAAACGGGATGATGATTATGTATCGTTGGATGATATTGAAGAATTGAATTGAATATGGGCTCATCCCTGCGTAAAATCCAATGTAAAAATTGCGCAATCTTTTGTATAAATGGAGAACCTCTTTTTATTTGCTATTTTTACAACCGCTATTTTTATTTTTTTAAAAACCCTAGAAATGAAATATTTAGAAGAAGAAATGAAACCGTTGAAATATATGGTTCGTGATTCTATTATTGTGTTTGCTAGTTCAATTGCTGCTGCTGTTTTACGATTTTATATTAAAGGTTCTCTCGTTGATTTTTTGAATGTTGTCACAGAAAATAAAATTCCTAATTTAGAAGCTACAGAAATATTTACAGGAGAACCTGGGTTTTAAACCCTTGAAGAATTAAAATGGCGCTTTGCAGTACATTTATACCAGTGAAGATTTATACCAGTGAAGATTTAAAATGGGACGCCCCAGAGGGGGCGTCATTTCAAATCGTTACTGATATCCGACCCTTGGAGAATTAAAATGTCCCATTTCAAATCGTTACTGATATCCGACCCTTGAAGAATTAAAATGTACTGCGAAGCGCCATTTTAATTCTTCAAGGGTTTAAATTCTTTACTGGTATAATGAAGTTGTCATAATATATCTTTATGACAAATTCGAGTATTTTCTTCATATATTTATTTATATATACGACGGAACTTCATCCAAATCGATTATTTGTTGACCCTCAGGAATATTATCCTTCTTGACAATGAATTCCGTAAACAACGACTGTTTTAATTGGTCTTCCGGGGTCTTATTATGGACGGTTCTCGCTATCATCTTGTATAATTTGAAATTCGGATATCTCTCCTCCCCGTTTGACATGTAGAGAACATTTTTTCCATTGTCATCCGTCACCCAGTCTATAATGAGTTTTTGAAGTTCATCGAGTTCAAAGTCTTCGTCGGTTTCATCCTCTATGTCAAGAAGAAAATCATAGATAGAACATCCTAGACGACAAATATCGAAACTATAATTGGGGTCGAGTCTGGGTTTCTTTTTATTGAAATAAGGCTCACAATTATACTGAGTCGACGCATCACCTCCTGGTGAAAAACTGTCGCTACAGAAAGTATGCCCTTGGAATTTGTAAATAGCGCGGCCGAAATCGATGAGTTTGAAAAGTCTGCCATATGTAGGGACTTTATAGTAGGTTTGGTCAACTTTGTAATATAGGTTCTCTTCTTGTGTATCCACATACATAATATTGTTGGTGTGAAGATCATTATGTGTGAAATTGAATGCCTTCTGATAAGCATAAAGAGTCATTATCACTTGGATTAGAGCACTAGCTGCCGTGTCTATATCTAGGACTTTTTTAACGAAAAGCCGGTCGAGAGTCCCCTTACATTTTTCTAGGCAAATCATTTGCACGGGGAAGTCATAAATAAATGCATTCATAGGGATTTCTGTTTCCTCGCTAGAACTAGCTTGTTCTGATTCGGACCCTTTATCTTCGTCTGATTCCACATCCGACCATTCAGAGTCCTCGTGTTCGTTTTCATGATCGTCATCATGATCGTCATCATGATCGTCATCGTCATCGTCACTATAATTTAATTCGCTATTATTGGATGTATTCTCCGATGAATAGGTTTCTGAAGATTTTTCATAAACACAATCTTCTGTTATTATTTCTTCAAGACCTTCTACAACTTGTTTTGAATTCTCGCCCTCACACACACCATCGTTATCGAGTTCTTGAACGTCATCCAACAAAATATTTGTGTTAGAGGAATCATTATGAATTAGTAATTTATTCTTGTTGTTTCGAGAACCAAAATTAGCAAATGGGTTCTCCGATTCTTCGACTTCATATAATTTCCCCCGGTTTTCAATAAAATATTCAGATTGTGTCAAGTAGTCAATATCATCCGCTAGATTCATACGAAATTTCTTCTGGACACCCATGAAAGAACCATAATAATCTATTCCATTTAATATACCATGTTCATTTAAAATCTGGCTCGACAAATAACAGAAAAAATTGTCGATATAACTCGCGTTATTTAAACTCGCCAATTTTTCATGGGGTTTGTTTATTAAATCAGGGAGAATCCTGAAATTATCATTGGCCTTATATCGTCCAATTAAATACCTAACAGGGTCTAATAAAGGCGCGAATTTAATAAATAATTCGCAATCAACGCTTTTTGACAACCTGCTATCCCATATTTTATCCAATCCTGTCATATGAAATCGGTGATTTAGTCCTACAGAATTATAATTCAATTCAGTTAATTCAAAAAACTGTTTATATATGGGATGATAGGTTTGAAATTGGTCTATTATAAAGGGATTCGTTGTTTCTTCGCCGTTTTTTTCTGAAAATTCTTTTTCTAAATCTTTTAAAGCAACCTTTTTTGGCTTGTAATAATTCAACTTGAATTTAGTCATTTATGTATAAAAGGTATTAATTTTATTCTTTTTGAACGATTGTGCGTATAAAAAAATCGATTATTATAAGACCGATTATATATACAAATGACGCTGGAATTGAAGAAATTCGATATGCGTTCTATTACATTTAAACCCGATGAGAACAAAGGTCCTGTTATTGTAATGATTGGTCGGCGTGATACGGGTAAATCGTATTTGGTTCGCGATTTATTATATCACCATCAAGATATCCCTATTGGAACCGTTATTTCAGGAACAGAAGCTGGTAATGGATTTTATGCACAGCACGTTCCTAAATTATTCATTCATGAAGAATATAATTCGGTTCTCATCGAGAACATTTTACGCCGACAAAAAGTCGTTCTCAAACAAGTCAATAAAGAAATGGAACAATATCGTAGGTCGACGATTGACCCCCGGGCTTTTGTTATATTAGATGATTGTCTTTATGACCAAGGATGGACTAAGGATAAGTTGATGCGGTTGCTCTTTATGAATGGGAGACATTGGAAGGTAATGTTGATCATAACAATGCAATATCCGCTCGGAATACCCCCTAATTTGAGAACCAATATAGATTATGTCTTCATATTACGTGAGCCATATATGACAAATCGAAAAAGAATTTGGGAGAACTATGCTTCTATGTTTCCCACACTGGAATCTTTTTGTTCGGTCATGGACCAGACCACGGAGAACTATGAATGTTTGGTTATAAACAATAATGCCAAGTCGAATAAACTACATGACCAAATTTTCTGGTATAAAGCGGAAACCAGACCAGATTTCAAGTTGGGTTCTAAAGAATTCTGGGAAATATCGAAGGGGATGGGTGACGATGACGATGAAGACCAATATGACCCCAACAAGGGGCGAAAAAAATCGGCGGGCCAACAGATAACTGTCAAGAAGAATAAATGGTAGATTTATAAATTATAAAGGGTGTATATAGTATCTACACCCCTTGGGCAAGTTTATTTAGTTAATTTGAATAAATATTTGTTCAAACTAATATAAAGAAAAGGGTGTAAAGTATAATATAACACCCTTTTAGAAAATGGATATAGTAAAAGCGTTCAATTCAAATAAAATGCATACTGAAATAGTAATAAAAGGAAATGTAGAAAACCCACTATTTAGAGCAAGTGATATAGCTATAGTTTTAGAAATAAATAATATCCGTAGTAATATTTTAGATTTTGATGACTCTGAAAAAATAAGTGAAACAATAAAAACAAATGGAGGTTCTCAGCAAGTTACATTTTTGACAGAAAAAGGATTATATAAGGTATTATTCAAATCGAGAAAACCAATCGCACAAACATTTCAAAATTGGGTCTGTGATGTCATAAAAGAAATTCGTTTATCTGGTTCATTTTCTTTACAAAAACAAATAGAAGAACAACAAAAACAGTTAGAAGAATTACAAAAACAACTTGAAGAATCAAATGAAAATAATCCAACAATTTATATTTGGAATACAAATACTTTATTAAATCCGTCTGAATTAAAAATTGGTATTACTTTAAACGTCCATAAACGAATTAAACCATACAAACAAATTAATAAACATGGTAAAATCGAATTTTCAGAGAAAATTACAAATATAGATATAAAAGTTTTTGAAAAAATTATTCATAATATCCTTTCGCCATTCAAGATACAAGATGAAGTATTTAAACTCGACGTAGAAGAAGCAAAAATAATTATTGTGAATTTTATAAATTTTATCAAAGTAGTTCATATAAATAATTCGTCTGAAAGAATAAATAAATTACAAAAAATTTATGATTCGCAAAATTGTATTGTCAATAATATTCAACGAGAACCAATATCAAAATGTTCTGTAGCGATTCAAACAGATATAGTCGAAGATGGTAAAGAAGATAATATATCACACGATAACTCTAGAGAAGATACAATTAGACAATATATAACTGAAATGTGTATTGTCCGTGATGATGTAGATGTTTCATCCGTTGATATTTTAGGACAATACAGAATATGGTCAAAAACCGCAAATAAGGAAAATTATATTGCCTTAAAAAATTATTTGGATACAAATTATAAATATTGTAGATTATCTATTCAAGATAAAAATCAAATTATAAATGGTTATAAAGGTATTACATTACGAGAACTCGAATATAAACGTAAACTTATACCTTGCGATGTTGAAAATTTTATTTTTAGTTGTTGTGTATTTTCTCCTAGTGGAAAAGTTTTACATTCGAATTTATTAACCGAATTTTTAAATTGGAAAAAAAACACTAATATTAAAATAACTAGTAATGAAACAAAAGATATTCGTACATATTTACATGAATCTGGTTATAGTGTGTTTACTACTATATGGACGTCTGAAGGAAACGGACAAGGGTATTACGGCTTATCATTAAAAAGTGAATTAAATACGGACCATCGTAAAACATCATCTACAGGGAAAAAAGTGGAAAAAAGACAAGTAAATACTGATATATTATTAGGAACTTGGGAGACAATTGCGAAAACAGCAACTTCTGAAAAATTATCATCGGCAAAATTAAGTAGAATGATTAAAAACAAAACCACTATTAATGATTATTATTATAAAACTATTTGAATAATATTTCTTCTTGACAATCATCGATTTTTTGTAATGTAATTATATATGTTATTAATTGTAATTCTAGCAATAATTATTTTAATTATTGGATATGTGATATTCCATAAAAATATTGAAGGACTTACCTCAACTCCTACACCTCATTCTGTACCAATACCAGATGTTATTCATAATATAAATACATGTGATTATCCGATAATATGGCAAGGAATACTATCGACCGGAATTCCTAAAAATGATTTACAAACTGGTGTTTCGAACTGGTCAGATATGATAAAAAAACAAATGTGTAATCCATCGAATCCGCAAAATTTGACAAACCAAAACGAAATATGTTCTATCTTTACTGATTTATCGAATTCGTATGAAAATGTAGTTGCGTATAATAAAAATCCAAGACATAATATAAACCCGGGTTCTTGTCCTGTAACTGTGTATGATGCTAGTTCAAATGGGTTGAGTCAGGCATCAGTATGTAATTTATTTGATTATGTAAACCAAGCAAAGCAGTTTGAAGATTCAATGAGAACATCGGGTAAAATAAAGGTAAATCAACCACCTATAGTAGATAATATGATAACAACCATACAAGGAAAATTACAAGATAAATGTAGTGATTCGAACCCCAATGCATGTATTATAGGAAATGCTCTTGTAGGAAACTTGCCTAGTTATTGTTCTATTTCTACATCAGCTGTTTCGGGACCCTCCTCTACAACAACCCCGTCTTCTACCCCATCTTCTACCCCGTCTTCTACCCCATCTTCTACCCCGTCTTCTACATCATTTGATATGGTTATTCCAAATCGGAAGGCTTTAGTATCAAATAATTATTCAGCAGGGTTCTAAAAAACAAAAATGTGTAAAAACAATATAATAATAACGAAAATATTATTATAATGTGCGGAATTGTAGGTTATCTAGGAACGACACCAGAAGGCATCGATGCTGTTGTCGAAGGTCTTACCATTTTACAAAATCGAGGATATGATTCCGTAGGAGTTTCTACGATAGTGAATAATAAACTCCAAACAAATAAACACGCTTCTACTATATCAACTAACGCTATTAAGTTATTGCGAACTACAGTTAAACCGACCAGAAGCACAATCGCCATTGGTCATACAAGATGGGCTACGCATGGGTCAAAAACCGATGTTAATGCTCACCCTCATCATGATTCTAAAAATAGAATCGCCCTCGTTCATAATGGAATTATCGAGAACTTCCAAGAATTAAAACAAGAATTGGTCGAAGCCGGGTATGCCTTTCGGTCTTCCACAGATACTGAAGTCATTTCAATCCTCATAGGTTCTCTTCTTGACAAAGGAGAAACTATTTTAGACTCTATTAAAAAAACAGTTGATAGACTCAAAGGAACGTGGGCTCTCGTAATTATTCATAAAACTTACCCGAATATGTTATGGGCGGTTCGTAATGGTTCTCCACTTTTACTGGGGACAAATACCCAATGTGTTATGGTTGCTTCAGAGGCTTCTGCATTCCATCAATATGTGAATAATTATATTGTCTTAAAGGACCATGATGTTCTAGCCATTTCTTTGAACGCCGGTGAATTTACCTACAATAAATCTCTTTCATCATATCCGAAACAAACAAAATCATCAGAAGTCATAGACACCACTCCTGGAGTATGGCCTCATTGGATGATAAAAGAAATCAGAGAACAACCCGAGGCAGTTTTAAGGGCCATCAATAATGGTGCTCGAATTTCTTCGGCGACGACTGTCAAATTGGGCGGCCTAGATTCATGTATGGAGTTATTAGTGGATTGCGACCATATTATTTTATTAGGGTGCGGGACGTCTTTTCATGCTGGATTATGGTCGCTGGACATTTTTAAATCTTTATACGCGTTTGACACAGTTAGCCTGTATGACGGTGCCAATTTTTCAGCAAAAGATGTTCCATTGAAAGGTAAAACCGCATGTGTTTTACTATCGCAATCAGGCGAGACGAAAGATTTACAACGGTGTATACAGATTATTCAGGACAAAGGGTTGGTTAGTATAGGAATAGTCAATGTAGTAGATTCGTTTATTGCTCGCGAGACGAATTGTGGTGTCTATTTGAACGCTGGTAGAGAGGTAGCCGTTGCTTCGACGAAATCATTCACAAATCAATGCGTTGTTCTTTCTCTTTTAGCAGTTTGGTTCTCGCAAAATCGGGGAACATGCGAAGAAAAACGCAGGAAAATAATCGCAGATCTTCATCAATTACCGGTTCAAATAGAAAATTCATTTACGGAAATCAACACACAAAAAATTCAATTTTTAGCGAATAGTATTCTGTCAACGAAATCGATGTTTTTACTGGGTAAGGGGAAAGAAGAGGCCATTGCAAAAGAGGGTGCTCTTAAACTCAAAGAAATCGCTAGAATCCACGCCGAAGGATATTCGACATCAGCTCTTAAACATGGACCTTTTGGACTATTAGAACCAGGTATGCCGGTTATTGTTATGGATATAGGCGAGAAAAATCGCGAGAAAACCGCGTCGTCGATACAGGAGATAAAAGCACGTGATGCCTGGATATATCTTCTTCGTGACAATTCCGAAGATTCTTTTTTTAATTTTGAATCAAATACGACATTTGGCGGTTTATTAGCGAATATTTCTTTACAATGGCTGAGTTATGAATATGCTGTCTTGAATAAGTTCTCTCCTGATTATCCTAGAAATTTAGCAAAAGTGGTGACGGTGGAATAATTTGTAGGGTTATTGTATATGGATACGCTTAAAAAAGTTGGTAAAAAAGTTAGAAAGGTTGGTGAAAAGATGGGTGAAAAATTTGGAACCTCAAAGACAATTAGAAAATACGTTAAACCATTTAGTGGAAAGAATTACGTTGAGATTGAGAGATGTTTAATTGAAGTTGAACCAGCAGAATTGAGAGATATATATTCAGGACATCCCGAAAAAGTGAGTGGTACAACAGAGGAACAACAAAAATGTTTACAAGAATTTGCAGAAAAAAGACTTGCAGAACTCGAGATAATAAAACAAAAAAAAGTTTCACAAATTACCGATGATGATTTAGTTGAATTAAAACCGGCCATTGAACCTCCTAAGTATAAAGAAATCAAAACACAAATAGAACAATCGAAAAAAATTACAAAGTCAAAAAAAATAAAAGAATATTTACAAAAAGTCGAAGACGGGCGAACACAATACACAGGTGAGGAAATGGATTCTCCGCTTGGAATACACAACAAACGTATGACAAAAGTTGAAACATCTAAAGTACCCGGTTCGGATGAATCAGATGAAATTTTTATCCCTAAAATAATTATAAAAGAACCAACAGTCCAAGAAATTTTAGATACAAACGGACAAGCATATATTGATTGGAGTAATAGCTTACCCCGAAAGAAAGGTGGAAAATCCCGTAAAAATAAACCAGGAAATCGTCGTCATCGTAAAACTCGTCGTTAATTTATTTTATTATACTAAATAATAAAATAATATCATCAAATAATATGACAGAAATACCAAACAAAGAAATACACGAAATATTAAAATTGTATATGAATGAAGACCAATTAAAAAAATATATTGGTTTAGTTAAATTATCTTCAGCCGATAAAGTAAGATTAATAAAAAGACTAAAAAAAATAAACCCTATTATACCTAGAAATAAATATTCGTCAATTTTAAGAAGTAGTTCTCGCGATTCCATCGATTTATTTACTCCAGAAGCCATAGAAGAAATAAATGAAACAAAAACGAAATTTAAAACGGATATGCCTTGCTTTTTGGATTATATCAAAGGTATAATTCAAAATTTAGAATTCGTTTATAGCGACCTTTCTCATATACCATAAATATTCATTTATAACGACCTTTCTTGAGGACCATCTTCGTCTATTAAACCAAAAACCTCAACCGTAGGCTCAGCAACCGGGGTTTTATCTTTTTCCAAATTATATTCCAAAACCTTATCATTATATGCCTTCGTTTCCTCCTCAGTAGTCGGTTCGCGACTTTCGAAATCGACCGTCTCCGTAACTCCTACAAGATTTCCCTGTGCGTCAATCGACTGAGTCAGTTTGTTACCACTCTTCTCGGCCTTCTTGATGTTCTCTTCAATCGCCTTCTTCTTTGACTCTTTCACTCTCTTTTCAAACTCCTCCTTCGCTCTCGCCTCATTCTTTATTTTCTCGTTATGCAACTGATTAAGTTCTTCCTCCATGAACTCTACGCGCCCTGTCTTGTAGGCATCTGGGTCCCATGGCAACCACATACCTACAGGACCCACTAAAATATCATGATTAGGATCCAAATCACGCAACTTCTTGCATTTGAGTTCGGCTTCCTCCTGACTAGGAAAAACGCCTCGAACCTTTAGACCACGAACAGATGTCTGGAACGAATGTAGTCTATTAAATTTCAATGAAAGAGCATCATCGTTCTTGTCGATAAAGTTCTTGAAATCCGTTTCAGCACCCTCCTGCTTCAACTTCGGCCCTTCTTCCTCGACGAAATCAGTGTAATCCTTTATGACATTCTCGACATTAAGCCCATATTTGAATGAAAGAAAATGAATGAAATCGAAAAACTTGTCCATCGATTTCTTGAAATCCCATTGTTTTAGGAATTCATCGAACATGAAAATCTCGCGTTGCTTCAAAATCTTTTCAGGAGAAACAAAAGAAAGACATGCAAATTTTTGTCCAGCAATAGGCGGGTCCTCGTCGCACAAATCTATATATTTAGGATTTATTTGTCCATTATCCAAAATTTTCTTTTCAAATCCACTAGAAGCCATATATATCTTTTAGACACATCTTATTTAAGTAATTTTAACGCTTCTAAATATTTTTTTGTTTGGTTATAATATAAAATGAGCGGATTCGATTTTTCTGAATTAATTAAACGTGCCATCAAGTATATTATTGAGGGTATCATCGTTGCTCTTGCTGCTTATGTTATTCCTAAAAAGTCTCTCAATGTTGAGGAAGTTGTCGTCATTGCTTTGACCGCCGCGGCCACTTTCAGTGTTCTCGATGTTTTTATTCCTAGCATGGGTGTCAGTGCACGTTCCGGCGCGGGAGCAGGTTTGGGTCTTTCCGTTATTGGAGGCCTCCCTATTGCACCACTATAAATTCCCCCCCCCCCCTATAAATCTTCATAGAATATTTATTTATCAAGATTTACACAGTTAACATTTTCCATTTCAATAATGTGAAAATGTGTAATTAACTCTTCATTATTGATTCATTTCTCATCAATGAATAAGATTGTTCTACTTGATTCAATACGGGACTAACAGGTGTAATAACCGATGTTACAATCGGCGCAGCCATTTTTTCAACAGTCATTAATCCAATCTCAATTTCGTTATTGATAATACCTTCGATAACTGGTTCTATTTCTGTTTTGACAAAGTTATCAATAACACCAGATATATCTTGTCCTATTATTTTTTGCGCAATATTATCTACTATTGGTTCTAATACTTTTTCCAAAACAACTTCTTCTAGTTCGTCTACAATAGAAATAATCGAAGCATTTGTTAATGGTTTCTTTAGTGTATTTTCTATATTATTAATAACTGGTTCAGTAGAATCCTTAAAACAAAACGCAAATAAACAACTCATTATATATTTTATAAAAGAAATAAAGATTATCAAATATATAAATGTAATGTCTTGTGCTATTTATATTGTGAATTATAAAGACGATGAACGCAGACAAAGAATGACCCAACGTGTAAAATCCATCGGGTTAGATGCACATTTTGTCGACCCTGTTTCTATTCATGACCCTAGATTAAGAGACCAACCGATTACTGATTTCGAAAAAAGGAATTGGTCTATTTTTTTCCAACACGTCGATTCTATGCGCCATTTTTTCGAAAACACTACATACGATTATTGTATTGTCTGTGAAGACGACGTTCTTTTTTCTAGAAAATTAAAAGAACAAATACCTGAGATAATAGACCTTTATGACAAATCCGGGTTAGATATTTTGCTACTCAGTTATTTATGGCCTTATCATGTTGCAGAAGACCATTATTTTCCTGTCCTACAGAAAACCAATAATTGGAAAATTCAAGGATATCCGGATGACCTATGGGGAGCTCATATGTATTTTATCTCGAGAGCCCATGCTAAAACGCTTTCCGATAGATATACTCCGGAATTTGCTTTGTCAGAAACACAGATTGGAAACCCGTTTTGTACTGATTGGCAATTTACTAAATTCGGAAAACGTGCTTTATTGGTTCCTATGGTTGGTCTAGAAGAAGGCGAAGTCAAAACAGACCACCAAGGTCAAATCGATTTTCATCGGTCCGTTTTCAATTTTCATTATAAGGAAGATTTATTTGTATAAAATAATATATAGAATTAATACCGTATCATACCATAGTATGATGCGATTCATTTGGCTTGCTCCTATTTTTATACACTTACATAAACGGATTTTATATGACCCCTTTGTTTTTCCAAAAGGTATTAGTATTCATGACCCGGCTACATATGAGTCTTTAGAAGGAATAAATGAAACCGAATTGTTTTTATTGGCAGATGAAATCATTAATGTCACTCTTGAAAATAAAACGACTTGGGAAGAATTGATGAATTTTGGAAACCTTATACCGTAGGAAAAAACTCCCAATCCAATTCCATGCAAACTTTTTTCCATATCATATCTTGGTCCAATTGTTTCTCTCTGTCCTTCATCATCGGTATATATGGCAAATATTGCGTTTGGTCAAGAAGAACACATAATTGATAAAGCGTATAAGTATAGTTGAAAAAATTCCTGCGATTAGGTGGGCAATGTAGTGCCCAAGGTTGCTGTATCTCTATAAAAAGAACACATAAGGTTTCATGTAATTCCTCGCTCATAATAGGCGGTTTTACCCCGAAAATAGAATTAATAAATTGGATATGTTCGAAATATTTATTGAAACCTAATTTACGCAAGATTTCTCGCATTTTATCGTATGTGATTTCTTTGTAATCTTGTATACGCTCCTTTTTAATACGGTCTTTAATAGCCTGTATGACCTCTTCTGGAATCTGCGTTGTCTCTTTTGCCTGGAATTGCGACAATATTTCTTTGAAATGATTGAGGCGAATATAAGCAGTATATGACACCTCATTCGGCGGTTCTTTATTCGTAGGTTTGGTTGAATCTACTATATAAGAAATGAACTTACCACATGCAGGATTATTACAAATAAGAATCCCTTCTTCATCTTGTGGAATCATTTCACCTGTTTTACAAAATTCGCATACATCTGAAGCAACTATATAATCATTTATGTTTACATAGTCGTTTGTGACATTCCTCCAATAGGCCTGATATATTTGTTTGGATTTATTATATTTTTGAGGGTCTGATTTGTCTGGGTCTGTCGATTTAATTTTGAAAAATGAATGGAGTGCATTTACATTCCCTTTAGTTGTTCCTGAAGATATCTCTTTTTTTTGTTCAAAATAATCGAAAATATATTTTGAATTTTCTAGATAATAGTTTTTTTCTTCGGCTTCTAATGATTTTATCTTCTGTTGGTTTTTATGGATAGCGTCTTTTGTATCCATATATTCATCTATGTTTTTTTTGTTGCCTGTTTTATTTTTTAACTTTATTTTTAATCTTTCTATTTCTTCGCGTAATTTAGGAACAATTTCTACGCGATTTTTGGAGAATTGTGAAACCATTTCACTATGTTTTTCATCCAATGTTTTTACTGATTTCATTTATAATATTATCACTACTCGAATGTTTATATTAATTTTTACGTAAAAAATAATCAAATAAAACCAGTCAGTAGGGTATATGCTAACCGAAGAAATACAAGTCAATAAAAAATCGTTTCAAAAGATGCTTTTTTTGACGAATGCTATTGAAAAAGGCTGGACCGTTAAAAAAATGAAAGATTCGTATGTTTTCAAGAAAAAGCATGAGAACAAACGCGAAATATTGAACGATGAATATCTCGAAAAATTCATCGATTCCAATTTGGATATCAATCTTTTATTGGGTTAGATGACTTCAAACCCTCCACCCTCTTCAAATAAATGAATAATTATATCTTCATGACAGTCTGATTTTATTTGTTTCTGGATTTTGACAATTTCTCTTGGGTCAATATCGTTGAATTGTACTTTCGTATTCAAATATGCTGAGAAAAATACATGTTTATCTGTATTGATAATAACGAGAACATTGCTTAGTTTAGATATCATAAATAGAATATTGGTTACAAAATTGAGAAGTGTCTGATTCCCTAAACTATGAGAATAAATGACACGCCAACTATATATGGTGTTTATAATAAAAATACACATTATCAAATAACTTGCTATTTGATATTGGAAATCTACTTGATACAATTGTTTCTTTTTGTATTCTTGGAAAATTTCTATTCGTTTTCCTACAGATTCATTATCTGTTGAGATATTCGGATTCACTTCTAAGAGTTTGATTAGTTTTTCTTCGCGTCTTATTTCGGTTGCGTATAATAAGACAAATGCTGCGGTCGTTAGATAATTCAGAATAAATCCGTTCTTATATTGTATTTCGGTTTCACTCAGATTTTCGTTTAAAGAACAAACGTGGTCATTACACTTTTGTGGGATGAAAAGTAGAAGAAGCGATGAAACCATGACACGATAGAGTTCGAGTGAAACACTGATGACCATAATTGTTTTTTGTTGGAAATCTTGATTGGTTAATGTATTATAAACGATTTGATAAAATGTGTTCGGTATATAGGTAACATGGTCCATTTATTTTATATGTATATTCTTTGTTAGACCCGAATAAATCATTTTACACCTTTGCACCTTTAAAATGCCGATTATATTTGATAATTTCGCCAAAGGCGAAATTATCAATATATAAAAGGTAATTTATCGGTTGCAAAGTAACCGTTACCAAAGCACGTATAAAGAA